GGTAAAAAGTACATAACTGACAATAGTTAATAAGATTTCAATTTGATTGCATAATGCATTATAATTAAACTTAAACTAACTATAAGGTATTAACATGAATGAAGAAAAATTAACAAAAGAACAAGAATACTGTAAAGCACAAATTGCAGATTTAATGCAAAAACAAGCTAATTTAAATTTTCAATTAGACCAAGTAGCTGCCAGTATGTCAGTATTTCAAAATACTTTTGTTGAGGCTTCTAAAGAAGTCGCTGAAGAAGTTTTAGAAGAATCATCAACAACCGAAGAGGTAAATTAAATGGTATATATAAATATATTTGTATGGATAACCGCTATTGTCGCAATAGCTTCACTTGTGGCTGCTATAACCCCTACTCCAAAAGGAGATAAGTTTTTAGCAAAACTTTATAAAGTTATTGATTTTTTAGCTTTAAACATAGGCAAGGCTAAAGACAAATAATGCAAGAATCTGCTGAATTATTTGAAGTTCGTTTAAAAGGGCATGAAGATTTGTGTTCTTTACGGTACGACAATATTGAGCAAAGATTAGAATCTGGTAATAAACGTTTTGATAAAATAGATAAAATGTTATTAGGTATATACGGAATTATACTCAGTTTTGCTGGATATATTGAATTTATAAAATAATGCGTAATTACAGAAAAGAATACGACAATTATCAAGGAAAACCTAAACAAAAAAAAAATAGAGCAAATAGAAACAAAGCTCGAAGAATTTTAACTAAAGCTAAAAAAGTAAAAAAAGGCGATGGTAAAGATGTTCATCATGTTGATGGTAATCCTAAAAATAGTTCTCGTAGTAATTTAAAAGTTACAAGTAAAACAAAAAATAGATCATTTGCGAGGAATAAAGATGCCACAAAAAAAAGACGGTAGATTAGCAAGAGCAGGAGTATCAGGTTTTAATAAACCTAAAAGAACTCCTAGTCATCCAAAAAAATCTCATATAGTTGTAGCCAAACAAGGCGATAAAATTAAAACTATACGTTTTGGTCAACAAGGTGTTTCTACTGCTGGTAAACCAAAAAAAGGTGAGTCTTCTAAACAAAAAGCTAGACGTAAGTCTTTTAAAGCAAGACATGGCAAAAATATAGCTAAAGGTAAAATGTCAGCAGCTTATTGGGCAAACAAAGTAAAATGGTAATACTATGAAAGGCGTAAAACATTATAAAAAAGATGGAACTGAACACAAAGGCAATTCTCATAAAATGGCTAACGGTACTTTACATACTAATAAAACACACACTAAAACAAGTGTAAAACTTTTTCATTTTAAAGATTTAAGTAAAACAGCAAAGAAAAAAGCTAAAAACAAAAAATAATGGCTATTTCAAGAGCACAAACATCTAAAACTTTAAAAGGTAATAAAAAAAAGAAATCTACAGTTAATAAAGCAGGTAACTATACCAAACCTACCATGCGTAAGAATCTTTTTAATAAGATTAAATCAGGAACTAAAGGTGGTAAAGCAGGTCAATGGAGTGCTCGTAAGGCTCAAATGTTAGCTAAAGAATACAAATCTAAAGGCGGAGGCTATAAGTAGTGGCACTTAAAAAGTCTCAAAAGTCTTTAAAGCGTTGGACTAAACAAAAATGGAGAACTCCTAGTGGTAAAAAATCTTCAGAAACTGGGGAAGTTTATGCTCCTACAGCTACAATAAAAAAACTTAAATCAACTACAAAAGGAAAAAAAAAATTAGCAGCAGCTAATAAAAAGAAAAGAGCAGCTACTAAAAAAGGAAAACAACATGCAAAGCATGGATTGCATAAAGGGAAAAAAAGATAATGTATGAATATTCTTGTAAGGTTAAAAGAGTTGTTGATGGCGATACTGTGGATGTTGTTCTTAACCTTGGTTTTGACATTATGTATAAGTCTCGTATTCGTTTATATGGCATTGATACTCCCGAGTCACGCACTCGTAATTTGGATGAGAAGGCTAGAGGAAAAATGGCTGGGGCTTTCTTAAAAAATGCAATAGATACTGGTAAAAAAGTAGTTATACAAACTAAATTAAAAGATTCTAGAGGTAAATTTGGCAGAGTTTTAGGTAATATAATTGTTGATGGAATAAATATTAATCAGTTAATGATAGATAATTATCATGCAGCAGCTTACTTTGGACAAAGCAAAGAAGATATCGAAGCAATACATGATGCAAATAGAACAAAATTAATAGAATTAGGATTGTTTAAACCTGTTTAATAAAGGAGAAAAAAATGAATGATGGTTCAGGTAGATTTGGTGGAGACATGGACAGAAATGAGGTTGAAATTGACCTCAGTAAGTTTATGGCTTTGTTGCAAGAACAATCTACTTTAAAAGACAGAATAAGGGAATTAGAAGATGAAGGAACTAAAAATCCGCATCAAAAGTGGATATTTTTGGCACAAGCTGTAGACAGTTGGCGTATATTTCCAAGAGCTTTTTTAAGCGTTTATATGTACTTACTGTACTTTACTACCTTTTGGTTCATGGATTTAGAATCACCCAGTTTTGAGCAATCAGGATTAATTTCTATTGTGGTAGGTGCAGGTGCAGCGTGGTTTGGTCTATACGCAGGTACTTCAGGGTCAAGTAAGTCTTTTAAAGGCGAAGATAAATAATGAAAAAAAAAATAACTTTTACAGCGGTTTTGCTTTTTATAGGGTTTTTAGGGGCAGCAGATAATGAACCTGAAAACCCAGATTGTACTGCTGGAACTCAATATTGTGAGCAAAATTCGTTAGACACAACTAACAACACCACAACCAGCAATACTAACGTTAATACGAATACTAATACAAACACCAATACCAATACCACAACGACTACCAGTACAGCAAATAACACGAATGCCAATACTAATGTCAACACTAACACGACAACGACAACAGCAACAAATACAAATGCCAACACTAACGTCAACACGAATACCAGTAATAACACTAACGTAAACACCAGTTCCGCAACCAATACAAACAACAATACTTCGACTGCTACTAATACAAACACGAATAATTCAACAGCGACTAATACTAATGTAAATACCAACACCAGTAACAGTACAGTCAACAGTACAGTAGATTCTAATAGTACGAGTACAACAAATAATACGAATAACAACACCAGTACCAGTACGAATAACAACACTAATACGAATAACAACACCAGCACTTCGGACAATACTAATACCAATACCAATACTAATGTGAATCAATCTACAAGTGATTCAAAGGTAGAAACGGATAACACGAACACGAATAACAACAACAGCGTTAGCGACAATACCAATAGGAACATCAATGAATCCAATACCACACAAACAATTAAGCAGGAAATAGAAACTAAAGCTCCACCAGCTTCTGCAATCGCACCAAGTATTATGTCTTATTCACAAGACTTATGTACCGTAGGGCGGTCAGGAGCATTTCAAGGACAAGTGTTTGGTATATCTGGTGGCAGAACAGTTACAGATCAAAATTGTGAAAGGTTAAAGTTAAGTAAATATATCTATGATATGGGTATGAAAGTTGCAGCAGTTTCTGTGCTTTGCCAAGACAAAAGAGTGTTTCAAGCAATGGAAATGGCAGGCACTCCCTGCCCTTACATGGGTAAAATAGGCAAAGAGGCTGCAAATGGTTGGAAATCTAATCCTTCCAAAAGACCAGACGCTAAAGAATACAAATCTGACTGGATTAAACAATGTAAAAAAGGACTAAACCCTAATGATACAAACTACAACAAAGATGTTGTAAGTGGAGTAAGAAAAGTTTTAACGAAAAGCACTAAGACCACAAAGCAATGTAAAAAAGAATGGAATAATGTGGGCTAAAAAACCAGACCCAGAATATAAAGCAGAATGGTTTGTTGTATTAAGTATGGTAATTTTAGGAATTACAGTTTTATTTTTATCTTTTAATGCCAAAGCCGATTACATTTATGAAGCTAACCAATCTTTATACGATTTACAAACTAACACAACAGGTTCAACAGGATTAGGTTCAAATGACGATGCAGTATCTGGAGCATTTAATATAGGGTTTACTTTTGATTTTTATGGACAGCCCTTTACTCAAGCTAGAATGGCAACTAATGGTTGTCTGCACTTTAAAACAAGTGGTGCTTACTGCAATGACTACACACCAGACCCATTACCAGAAGTAACCTACACTCTTTACCCTTTTTGGACCGATCTAATAAAAGATAATGGTTCAGCTATGAGAGCCAAAGCCTTTGATGATTATACTATTTTTGGTTGGTATAACATGAGGGAGTACAATCGTGCTAATTCCGATAACAGTTTTGAAGTCTGGTTATACCCTAATAATACTTATGAGTTTCGCTATGGCGAACTTGAGATCATTAACCATGATGTTTTAATAGGAGAACAAGGTAGTGCCTCACAAACTTATACATATCTTTTTCACGATGAATGTAGCACAGGCACAACTAACGTAGCAGGTACATGTGTTAACACTAATTGGAATAATACAGCCAGCAATACTTTACTTGAAGGTGGTGGTTCTTTATACGGTGATGGCACTAATCAAGCATTATGTGCAACTACTCCTTTGACTTCAGTTAACTGTTCTGGTTATGCAGCAGCTTATCTGGCTCAACAATGTGCATTAAATTCTTTATATGATGAGGATTGTACTGGTTATACAGCAGCTTTTTTAACGCAACAATGTAATATAACTCAGCTTTACAGTCAGGAGTGTCCTTCTTATTGGAGTGCTTATGATGATCAACAATGCGAAGATGATCCTCAATACTCCCCCTCTTGTGCAGGTTACACACAAGAAGCCTCTGTTGCTTATTATGTAGAAGAGACAGACTATGGATATACCCAAGATGATATGTGGTATGACGAAGAATACAATGAGTGGTTAAACTCAGATGATCCTTGTTACGAAAATAACTGCATAGACTTTACCGATGCAGATTGGTACGCACTTGACATAGAGCAGTTTGGTCAAGAACAAGTAGATGAATGGTACGGAAACGATGTAGAGTTTTCTAATGATGGTTTCATTGAATACGGAACTGTGAATGAAGAAGACTATTGGACAGCCATTGACGATGGTATGGATGTATATGATTTAGAACAAGAAACAACATGGGCAGAAGAAGAACTTTATTTAGTTTCTTACGATGAAATTGAATACGATCCTTTGCCTTTTGATACCAGTGAAGAACTTATAGAAGATTTTATTCTCCATGAAACTGTATTGGTAGAGGACTACGAGGATTTAGATACTTACATAGAATTTGAAAGCGTTGAAGAACTTGATGAATGGTACGAAGAAGAACTGGAACAAATAGAGGAAGAAAGAATAGAAGAAGAATTACTGGCTGAAGAAGAAACTATAGAAGAAGTAGAAGAAGTATTAGAAGAAGAAATATTTGAAGAAGAAGTGGTAGAAGAACTTTTTGAAGAAATAGAAGAAGAAAGATTAGCTGAAGCAGAAGAAGAGATATTAGAAGAAAGAGAAGAAAGAAGTGGTGGAATCACTGCTACTCAACTAAGCGTAGTAGCCAGCACTATTCAAACAGCTACTAATAGTGTTTCAGGTACTACGGCTCGTACATCGACTCGTGGATCAAGTTGGGGCACTAGCGCAGGTGGATCAAATAGCACAACCACTAGCGGAAGTTCTGTTGTTAGCAGTACCGCAGGTAATACAACCACAACAGCAGTAGCCAGTGCAGCTTCAGGGGGTGGATTTTCTACCAGCAGTTCTCCTAGTATTTCAGATCAAATACAAACGGCACAAGTTCAAACCAATACAGTTTTAAGTTTAAGTCAGGATATGAGTTCAACTAGCGGAACAGGCGGAAGCACTCAGACAGTAAGTAATGTGACTACAGTAATAACTCCTATGCCAATATTTGATTCAACTCCACAAGTAGTTATGGCAGATGTGCAAGTAACCGATATGCAAGGTGAAATTGATACTGCTGTCGGAGGTGTAATGACCGCATCGGAAGCAGATCAAATAGCAGATCAAATAATTGCTGATAATATAAAAGAACAACAAGAAGCAGGACAAACTACCCAAGAAGAAACAGGAGAATACGGAGATCAGTCTACTTTAGTAGCTTTTATGGGTTATGTTTCAGGTTTTGATGCTTATAAAGAAGTACAAATTCCACAACAAAAAACTTGGTATGAGCCAAAGGCAATCTATGAAGATGTCACAATTTCAGATAATATAGAAGCGTTTTATGGATTAGCAAGAACAAACATTAATACAATGCAAAGTTTAATTAATCAACAACCTAATTTATAGGAGAAAAATATGGAATGGTTTAAATCAAAAGCAGGGCAATTAATAGCTTTAGCAACTATTGTAAGCACTCTAGCAGGATTTGGTTATGCAGGTGCAGGTTATGTTAATAGACTGGAAAACTTGGAAAAGAAAATAGGCGGTTTAGGTGAAACGGAAGATGCTCAACAAGTTATAGAACAAAGGTTTGCAACTATTGAAACCGCAGTAGAGTATTTAGAAAAAGAAATTGATGGTATAGAGATTCCTGATAACAACGATAAACTTTCTAATATGAAAGCATCTATTGCTAGTTTAACTAACGACGTAGAAAGAATACTCGCTGATATTGAAAAGTTAGAAAATAACAATAAAAATCCTTTAGCAAATTAACCATGAAAATAGGTTTAATAATGGGTGGACTATTACTTGCTACCATAGCAAGTTCAGCTTGGTATATTGATAGATTACAAGATAATATAGGTACGTTAAAAGGCAATCAACTTGTCTTAGAAACCAAAATTCAAGAACAAAATGAAGCTATTGAAACTGCTTTAAACAACCAAAAAAAAGCACAAACTCTTATGGCTTCTTTAGAAAAAGAAAAACAAGAAGCGATGCGTAATGTTAATAAATTAAGAAAAACATTTGCTAAACATGACCTAGATGAATTGACGTTAGCAAAACCAGAACTTATGCAAGGCAAAATAAATAGGGCTTCTAAACGAGTTTTAGAAAACTTAGAAAAATTAACCGACCCAAATCAATTTGATGAAAAAGATAATACTAATAGTTAGCGTAGCTTTAATAGCTTCAGGCTGTTCTCTAATGGGAGATAAGGTTAAGCCTGTTTCTGTTACCACTATTGCTAAACAACAACCGATGTACCATCCACCTTTGCCAATGGAAGTACAAATGGACCCTGTAGATTGGGAAATACTTACGCCAGACAGTATGCAGTTATATTTAGACAATTTAGAAAAAAATGAAGCACCAAGAAGGGCATTTTATACACTGTCCAGCAAAGAATACGAACATTTAAGTATGGACATGGCAGATATCACTAGATACATCACAGAAATACTGGGAATAGTTAAATTTTATCGAAATTATGATAAAGAAGAAGAAAAAGAAGAATAGCCGACCCCTATTAATTTAGAGCAAGTCTGCTCCTGTTCTTTTTTAGTAGGGGAAGGTTTAATCAATATATAATAATATGATGGATAGAAATAAATTAATTCAAGAACTTATTCTTGACGAAGGATATAAAAAAGAAACTTATGAAGATCATCTTGGATATCTTACATAAGGCGTTGGTCATTTAGTTTTAGATAGTGATCCTGAAATTAATCAACCAATAGGAACACCTGTTTCTGAAGAAAGAATTAAAAGTTGTTTAAATAATGATATAGATATAGTTTGTAATGAATTAGATCGTAATTTGCATTGGTGGAAAGGTTTAAATGACAATAAACAACGAGTAATGGTAAATATGTGTTTTAACTTAGGTTATCCAAGATTAAGTAAATTTAAAAAATTTCTTGCTGCTATGGAAGATAATGATTTTGAAACAGCTGCAAAAGAAATGATGGATAGCAAATGGGCTACACAAGTAGGTGATAGAGCTGAAAGATTAAAACAACGAGTTTTAGAAAACTAATGTTAAAAAAATATGTATTTAAACCGGGAATAAATAAAGAAGGAACTTCTTATGCAGAAGAAGGTGGTTGGTTTAATTCTGATAAAATTAGATTTCGTAGTGGCAGACCTGAAAAAATAGGTGGTTGGCAAAAAAATACAAATAATACTTTTTTAGGAACGTGCAGAAATATGCACTCTTGGAGAGATAAAGAACAAACAGATTACATAGGTTTAGGTACGCATTTAAAATTGTATGTAAAAGAAGGAGATTCTTTTTATGATGTAACTCCGATTAGAGCTACTACTACTAACGGCATTACTTTTGCAGCTACAGATGGTTCTTCTACAATAACAGCTACGGATTCTAGTCACGGAGCTATTATTGGTGATTTTGTAACAATTTCAGGAGCAGCAACTTTAGGTGGTTTAATAACGGCTGCTGTTTTAAATCAAGAATATGAAATAGTAACAACTCCTTCTGTAAATACATATACGTTTACGGCTAAAGATACAGACGGAAATACCGTTACTGCAAATTCAAGTGATTCGGGAAATGGAGGTTCAGGAGTAGACGGAGCATATCAAATAAATGTAGGTCTTGATACTTATGTAAAGTCAACAGGTTGGGGTGTTGAAACATGGGGAGCAGGCACTTTTGGTTCTGCTTCTAATATTGATAGTACAAGTCAGTTAAGAAATTGGTCACAAGATAATTTTGGTGATGATTTAGTTGGTTGCATAAGGTTAGGTGGTATTTTTTATTGGGATGAATCAGGAGGAACAAGTTCTAGGGCAGTAGCATTTTCAGATTTAACAAATGCAAGTGGTGCTCCCGTAACTGCTTTGCAAATAATGGTATCTGAAATAGATAGACACATTATATGTTTTGGTGCAAATCCAATAGGTTCAACAACACTTGATCCTTTATTTGTTAGATGGTCAGATCAAGAAAGTTCTATTGATTGGACACCAAGTTCTATTAATACAGCAGGAGGGCAAAGATTATCGTCTGGTTCAACTATAATAGGAGCATTGCAAACTAGACAAGAAATACTTATATGGACTGATAAAAACATACAAAGTATGCGTTACAGTGGAGCACCTTTTATATTTACATTTAGTGAAATTGCTCAAGGTCCATCTATGATTTCTCCTAATGCTGCTATAAATGCAGATAATAAAGTTTTTTTTATGGATAGGGGTAGTTTTTACGTTTATACCGGAAGTGTTAGTACGTTACCTTGTGCGGTACAAGATTATATATTTTCAGATATAAATTTAGGACAATCTTACAAAGTATTTGGAACATCAAATGTAGATAAAAATGAAATAATTTGGTTTTATCCTTCTGCCAACTCTAATGAAATAGATCGTTATGTAATTTTTAATTATTTAGAAAATCTTTGGAGTATTGGAACTAATACAGATTCATTTACAAGAACAGCATGGATAGAAGCACCTTCTTTAGATAATCCAGTAGCTACAGAAAAAACTACAGGTAGTAATATTAATTACTTATATGATCAAGAAATAGGAAATGATGCTGATGGCAGTGCCATGACAGCATTTATAGAAACATCTGATTTTGATTTAGAACCAGATGGAGAAAACTTTATGTTTTTATCAAGAATAATACCTGATTTAAAATTTAAAAATTCTACTAGCACGGATGATACGTTATCTGTTTCTGTTAAAGGTGTAAATTTTCCATTAGATACTCCAACTACTTTAACAACAAGCAGTGTTAATTCATCTACACAACAAGCTTTTATAAGAGCAAGAACAAGACAAGCTATACTTAGATTTGAAAGTACAGGTACTGGTTACGGATGGAGACTAGGTTCTTTTAGAATAGATATGAGACCAGACGGAAAAAGATAATGAGTCAAAAAACCACAGCACCTTTGCCATTAGCACCTCTTGAATATAATTTTTCAAATGAATCATTAACAAGACAACAAATAGAACAAGCTATTCAATCTACTGAAGATGCTTTAACTTTATTAAAAGCAATGCAAGAAAGCGTTACAAGTAAATCCATTAGAAGACATCAATTTTTATTAATGGGAGTTGGTCAGTGAGCGATAATTTAAAAGTATTAGGTCAAGTAGACCCTGCTGCAACTACAGTTACTGTGCTTTATACAGTACCAGATATGACACAAACAACGGTTAGTTCTATTGTGGCAGCAAATCGCACAGGTTCTGCTATTACTTTTAGACTAAGTGTTCATGTGGCTGGTGCTGGAGCTGACGATAAACAATATTTATATTACGACAAATCAGTTGCAGCTAATGATTCCTTAACAATAGTAATAGGTATAACATTAAATCAAACAGATGTTGTTAAAGTTTACACAAGTGCAGTGGATATGAGTTTTAATATGTTTGGATGCGAAACAAAAGAGGAAAGATAAAATGGATGCTAGAAAACAAGCACAAGAATTAGCAAGTATGGGTCGCTATGGCGATACCATGCTTATGCACGTTAATCCTAAAGAAGTAGAAGGATTAGCGTCTATTATGCCTATAACCATTAATCCTGAAACTGGGCAACCAGAAGCGTTTATAGGAGCTATATTAGGCAGTTTGTTAGGTGGTGCTTTTCTTCCCGGACTTGCAGGTGGTACATGGTTAACTGCTGCTGGAGGAGCTGCAATAGGTTCTGGTTTAGGAACTTGGGCAGAAACAGGAGATTTAGAAAAAGGCATAGCATCAGCCGTATTAGGATATGGTGTTGGTAATATTATGGGAGATGTTGCTGGTTCTGGACTTGAAGCAGCAGGTGTTGACGCAGGTAAAGATATAGCTATATCTAATGTAGGAAATTTAGCATCAGAACAAGCTGTATTACAAGCACAATTAGCAGCACAAACACAAGGTACAGTTTTAACTCCTGAATTAGCTAAACAAATAGGAGAAAATGCAAGTAAACAAGCAATACAACAAGGTTTAAATCCTTCTCAATTAGCAAATATTAATGCAGACGCAGCAAAATTTGCTGAAGCAGGTTACGGCAACATGACAGGCGGAGAAAGATTATCAAATATGGGTAGTAATCTTTTTTCTACTGATACATTAGATTCAATATCAAGCAATTATCTTCCTATAGCTGTAGGTGGAGGTTCTTTAGCAGCACAAAATGCTCAAGATCAATATCTTGAAGACATGGAACAATACAGATTAGATAAAGAAAAAAGAAGAAAAGAATTACTTGCTAATAATCCTGAACAAATACACAGAAGAAATCCTTATTATTCTATGTATAACAGCAATGCAGGTGGTCAAATACCTTCATATGCAAATGGAGAAACTATTGCTGGAATAGGTCCAGAAGGACAATTTACACCTTCTAATACTTATATGCCGGGCATAGATTCAGAATTTAATTATTTTCCAAATAGAGTAATACCTTCTTCTGCTATAAGTGCTGCACAAGCAGCAGCAAAAGAAGCAGAAATGGCTGTTATGCCTAATCCTAGAGCCAGTGTATATCAACCAATGGTATTGCCAAATTATGAAGACCCAGCAGCAGGAAGTGTTTTACAAAGAGTTAATCAAGCCAGAGCAGCAGGATTACCTGCTACTACACAATTACTTAGTCCTTTTCGTAATGTAGGATTAGAAGGTGTTACACAAGCTGCAAATCCTATAGCATATGATACAACTGGAACTACTACTAATACTGATGAAGTTTATGATGTTGGTGGCGGAAAAACTAATGACACGGATGATGATTTAACCAATAATTCAGGAAGCACAGTAACAGATAATAACGATGGCACATCAACTGTAACTTTTGAAGACGGAACAACTACAGAAGTAGCTAATAATCCTTATACTGAAGCTATTACTGTTACAAGTAATACTGATCCTGTAACTGGAACAGAATTAACAGAAGGTGATGAGGGATATGTTGACCCTGATAGTGATGATTATTCTGAAGCTACTTATGACAAAGGAACAGGCGGTGGTCCAACTGGATTTAATCCTTATTTAGGTGAAGCAGCAACAACATATGAACAAGTAGAAGAAAATAGAGAAACTTTATTAGATTCAGCAACAGAAACTGGAATATATCAAGCTTATAATGCTGCTATAGAAGCAGGTGTTCCTGCTGCCGACATAGTAATACCTACAGTTGAAAATCCTAATCCAGTAATAACAGACGATACTGTTATTGTAGGTTCAAATGGTTATGGAAAACCGGGTTCATTAGAAGATGGTACTTTTGTATATACAAATACCGATCCGCTTAAAGGTATAGTAGACAGTTCTGATAATTTTTATTTGGGTGAAAAAAGAGAAGCAACTGCTGGAATTCTTATTAGTCCAGATGGAACTAGAACAGACATAACTGATTTAAGCACATTTACTAATCCGGGCGATGGTAGTGTAATTGAATTAAATAATGGTTATACCGTTGTTAATGATCCTAATAATGGAGTTACTAATTATGCAACAGTAGGTGTTTTTGCAGAATCTTATGACATGGGAGGTAAATACGAAAGAGACCCTGCTGTATTTGCTCCACAATTTTCTTATAAAACTTTAACAAAAGAGCAAAAAGATGCAGCATTAGATAAATACCAACAAGCGGTAGGTGATGCTATTGCAAGAGGAGATATACCTGCTCCTGAAGATGCACTTTATCCTGAAGGTTATGAAGAATATTTAGCTCAATTAGAAGCAGAAGCAGAAGCAGAAGCAGAAGCAGAAGAAGAAACAGAAGAAGAAACAGAAACAGAAGTAACATCAACTGCTGCACCAGAAACAACAATTCCTAATGTTATTGAAATTCCAGAATCTGCACAATCAGTAATAGATAAATTAGGAGAAACTTTTGTTTCTCCAAAACTACCTTTTTCAATGTCAAGAGCCGAAGGTGGATTAATAGAAATGCAAGCAGGAATGGAAATTCCTTCTGTTGAACAAATACCTCAACAACAAGAATTGCAAGAACAAGTTATAGCTGCTGTATTAGGGCAACATTCCGATCCAGATTCGGTTATACAAGCTTTTATACAACAATTTGGCGTTGATGCTTTTTTACAATTAAGAGATCAAATATTAAAACAACAAGTACCTAATGCTCAAACAGAGGGTATGATACAAGGAGAAGGAGGAGGAATGGATGATTTAGTTATGGGTCAAATAGGAAACCAATCTGCTGTAGCAGTATCGCCCGGTGAATACATAATTCCTGCTGATGTTGTTTCAATGTTAGGTGATGGAAGTAGTGATAATGGTTCCGATAAGCTTGATGATATGCTTTCAAAAGTTAGAATAACTAAAACAGGAACTAAAAATCAAGCTAAACCATTAGGCAATAAAAAGGTAATGTCAATATGAACAATTTAAATACAATGCCTTTAGATGAATCAGATATTAATTACGTTGATATTAAAGAAGAATATCCTGATTACGTTATTAGTTTAATTCCTGTTAATTTACTTTATACAGTTTGGGATGATGCTAAACCTCATTTAGAAAAAGCTGTAAAACGTTCTGGCGGAAGATGGACTGTAGATTATGTGTATGAAGCACTATTAAGAGATGAACAACAACTGTGGGTAACTTTAGATAAAAATAATAAATTATTAGGAGTTGCTACAACACAATTTGTAAGATATCCCGCCAGTTTAATGTGTGCTATTCAGTACATTGGTGGTGATGAATTTAAACACTGGGCTTGGTTGCTCTGCAAAAAACTGGAAGCTTGGGCTAAAGACTCAGGTTGTGACGGTATTGAAGGAACAGCTAGGTTTGGATTTTGGAAATGGTTAAGCAGGTCTAATTGGAAGAAAGCTTATACAATATTTGAAAAGAGGTTCGACAATGAGTAAAGGCGGTGGCGGAGGTGGTGTTAATGAAACCACATCAACAGTAACACAAACTAATCTTCCTGAGTATGCAGAGCCATACATAACAAGATTAATGCAACGAGCAGAAGAAGAATCTCTTGCTCCTTATACAACATATGAAGGACAAAGACTTGCTGCTTTTACTCCTGAACAAGAATTAGCTATGACTGGTAAAGCTGGTTTAGCTATAGCTGGAGACCCAGAACAATTTACTACAGCATCTGGCATAACAGAAAATTTAGCAAGAAATAGAATAATGCGTCCAGATGGAACATTTGGAACAGCTATTGGTTCAGGACAAGCTCTTGCAGATCAAAGATTTAATCAACAAACTGGTGTTGATGTAAGCGGTAATCCTGTGTATGGAAATATAGATGATTACATGAACCCTTACCAACAATCTGTTATTGATATAGCTCAAGACGCAGCCAGAGATCAATCTACAAAAGCTGGTAATCTTATAGCTGGAGAAGCTGCTGCTTCTGGAGGTTTAGGAGGTTATCGTGAAGCCATTATGCAATCAGAAAGAGAAAGTGCTTTAACCAAACAAATAGCTGATATACAAGCTATGGGATCAGCAGAAAATTACGCACAAGCACAAGCTGCTTATAATCAAGACAGAAATGCCAGATTAGGTGCTATTGGAATAGACCAAGCAACTAGACAAGGACAATTAGGTGCTGCTCAACAATTAGGTAATTTAGGACTTGCTGGACAAGAAGCTGAAATACAAAGAATGGATCAATTAGGACAGGCTGGTACTGCTAGACAAGCCATGCAACAACAGATTTATGATTCTGGTTATCAAGAGTTCCAAGATCAATTAGCTTATCCAAGACAAAACATTTCGTTTTATCAACAAGCATTGCGTGGAATGCCAATAACTCCGGGTCAACAAGTGTCTACCTATGCACCGACTCCTTCCGCAGCATCACAAATGTTAGGAATGGGTCTCGGTGGTTTAGGTCTTTATCAAGCAATGGGAGGAATGGGAGGTTAAGTATTGAACGTTCAATACTTAAATAGGACATAACATGAACATACTACAAATAGAAGACGACATAAAATCATTACCCGATCAAAGCTTAATGGATGCTATGCAAACAGGAAGCTTTCCACAGTATTTAGTATTGTCTGAATTAAAACGCAGAAAAGAAATGCGAGATGATTACAGAGGCAAAATGGCAGCTCAAAGTGATCAAGGTACAGTAGCGGATAAAATTATGTCAGAAGCGAGCATGGGGATAAACAATCAAGGAATTGGTAGTATCACCCCCCCTAACATGCAAAGTATGCAAGGAATGCCTCAAAACACCCCTCAACTGCCTCCTCAAGATCAAGGCATAGGACAAATTATGCCTAGCAACATGAAAGGCATGGCAGCAGGTGGAGTTGTAAAAATGTTTCCGGGGCAAACTGTTCCTTATTCAATGTATAATCCTGAAGGAGTTGGACAATTTTATGATTTTTATAAAGAAAGAATGCAACCAACACAAGCTGAATTAGATTATCAAGAATTAATGAGAGCTTATTTTGATCCTGAAGAAGCAAAGAAAAGAAATAAAACAAATCAAGGTCTTAATCTTGTTAGAGCAGGATTGGCAGTAAGCGGTTCTGCTACACCAGAACAATTAAGTAAAAATCTTGATCCAGTAATTGCAAGTGCTCAAACTAATTTAGACGCAAGAAACAAAGAAGGTTTAATGCGAGCTAAGTTTGAAGCAGACATAGGTAAACAAGACAGGGAAAGAGAAACAGGAATAGCTGAACTTGCATACAAATCTGAACAAGCAGAAAGATTAGGTGGTTATTACGATAGAATGGGTGCTAAAGAAGACGCTATAATAGCAATAGGAAAAAATTTAGCTAATGCTGCTCCTGATATATTTGGCGTACAAACAGGTGTAGATGAAAATAATAAACCTTTATATTCAGGTGACGCAAATGTTGCAGCTTTAAGAGAAGCAGGAAAAATTAAAGCTTCTGGACCACTTGGAGCAGCTCGTTTAAGAACAGAGGTAGAAATAAATGAAGGTGCTGATGGTTGGGTTGCAGGACTTGCAGGAAGAAGGTTTGTTGAAAGATTAGAAGATACTGGTATAGACACAGACGAAGCAGAAAAAAGAGCAAAACTTAGATATATACAATTAGCTAAACAAGGAATTTACTTAGATGAAATTGAATTAGCTGGTGGCGGACAAGTACCTGCCTTACCTCAAGACCCTCCTATGTTAGATTTAAGCAGTAGGTTCTAAAATGGCTTTTTTTGATACTGGCGATGGAAGAAATTTATTTCTACCAGACGACATTACAGAAGAAGAAATACAAGAACGTATAAATGCTTATATTTCTAAATTTCCCCTTCCTACAGTTAAAGAAGAAACTGTAGCGACTACTCCTATTACAGATGAAATAGATAAACCTGTAGAAGATACTTTAATCGAATCAACAATACTTAATCCTTTAACAATTAATACTTTTGATGAAGAATTAGAATTAGAAATAAATAAAAATATAGAAAGTACAAAGGCAAATAGACAAAATGCGTTAGATATAGGTCAATCAAGTTTTGCTTATGATAAAAAATTAACAGAACTTGAAAAACGACTTAAACAAAATAGACTTAAAGGTAAAAGTACATACGCTGATATTGCCCCCAATTTAAGACCAGAAGAAAGTTACGATGAAGGTGATCCTGCATTGTTTTCAACAGATTTAAGTTTAAGTGAAAATTTAAGTGGAGATAGTCAAGTTGTTGGCGGTGCTATGTCTTCTCTTATTGCACAAATAGAAGTATTTAAAGGAACAGCTTCTGTTTCAAATATTGCTGAATTATCAAATATATTAGATTCTTTAAAAGTTAATTTAAAAGCGTATGAAGATAAAGGTTTAGATAATTTAAACCCTGAAGAAACAAAAGAATATCAAGAAATATACAATGAAGTTTATGGAGTAGGCGTTAAACCAGTATCTGAATATACTATAAGCGATTATTACGGACAAATGGGTTTTGGTGGAGACTCTCCTCTCGGACAAAGATACGCAGTTGATCAACAAAGAAAAAAAGAACAAGGTTTAGAAAGTTATATTAATGAACAAACACAAACACTTTCTTCTTTAACTAAAAAATCAAATGAAATAGAAGTAAGTGATGCTTTTAAATGGGTTATGGAAGAGGGTATGGGGGATGATCAAAATGACCCTAGAGCGTGGGATGCTTTTTATAATGATTTAAATCTTTCTCAAAAAGGCGATTTTTTAGGCGATGTGTTAGGGCGTTCCGCAGCAGCTACTTCAGCAATATTAGGTACAAGTTTTGGTTTAGCAGGTTTAACAAAATCATTAGGATGGCTTGGTAAATTTGCAACACAATTTTTAGGTGTTGGAGGTGTATCTGGAGAAATAGAATACAGTCATTCCTTTTTAGAATATTTAAAAGCTAAAGGTATGGATGTTAATGATTCAAAATCTATACAAAAATTTATAAATAATAAAGAGTTGCTTCAAGAAGCAAAAGATTATTCATTAAAACGTGGTGCAATTATTGGTTCTGTAGACGGATTAACAGGAGGAATAGCTACTAAAATTATAGCACCTTCAGTTATTACCAGAGCTAATCGCTCAGTGTTGCCGTATATTAAAAAACCTGTTGGTACGTCTGTTAATCCAAGCACCCGACATGCTGTAAATTTTTCTGCTCAAACACCCTTACAAACAGGATTACCTGCTGGTGCTGAGTATTTTGCACAATTAGCTACTTTAGAAGAAGGTGAAAAAATTTCTATGGGTGAAGTTCTTGCTGAAGCTATGGGTGAAGCAGTGTTTGTTCCTGCCGATATGGTATTAGGTGCTTATAGTGCTAGAAAAGAAAATTTAACTATAAAACAAATAAAAGAAGAAAGATTTAATAGTGTAGTTGAGTATTTACAAATAACAAAAGAACAAGGAAGACAATTAGGTTTAGAAGATTTAGCTGGAGAAATAGCTGTAGGAGAAGATCAAACTATTTATGACACAGGAATTCCTACTTCAATGAAGCTTTTGACATATACCAACAAAATGCAAATAAAATTTCTTTAACTGCTAATACAGATGCCAATATTATTGCTCCTAATCAATTTTTTGTTGAACCAGACGGTCAAGGAAAATTTTTAATTCTTGATACTTATAACGAAAAGTTTGGAAATATTTATGACTCTCAAGAAGAAGCTGCTGGTATTTCAGGATCATTAAATGCAATAAGCGGTGCTTCTTATTCTACAGAATTAAAAAATCAATACGCAACCATGCAAGGTTTAAATTCAGATAGTCTTCTAACAAACAAATTAGGCAATCAAATATTAAATCCTTATTTTGGTCAAATTGATATAGAAGACATTAACCAATCTTCTAATGTTAATTCTGCTGCTTATGAAAGATTAATTAATGCCGTAGGAAAAGATGCTACAAGTATAGATGTTCTTTCTTTACAAGGAGTATTGCCAGAAGCTGATATAAATCGTTTATTAGATATTAAAGCTAAAAAACTTTATCAAGATGCAAATGTTGGCAAAAATTTACCTTCTAACATTACAATTAAAATGTTTGAAAATCTTGGTAAAAAACTTAATTTAAATATAGATACAACTTCAAATGGTTTTAAATCTTTAGCTTTAAGATTAACAGGACAGCCTGATGTTAATAAATTAAGTAACGCACAAAAAAGATTAGTTTATTCATTCTTAAATACCCTGCCTCAACACGAAGGAACAGTCGTTTCTTTGCCTGACTTTTCTTCCCGTCCATATACCCTTAATGAATACAATCAAGTTGTAGACTCATTAAATTCTGGCAATTCCCCCACCATACCAAACATAATTACTGCATTAGGGTTAAATCCTAATGATATTAATGATAAACGTACTGCAACACGATTAAGACAAGATTTAGTATCTGCTGGAATAGTAGATAAAAAAGGCAGTAAATATAAATTTAATGCTAATGGTGAATGGTCATTAAATAGAGCACAACAAGCAGCTATAGAAAATAACCCGCAAACTAAAACTGATTTAAAAGAAATACAAAAATTTCGTAGTTTATTAAGTGAACAGTTTAAAAAAATGGGATTGCCTGAAATTTCTTTAAAAATAGACAATGCAATTCAAACTAAAGTAGGGCAAATTAATCCTCAAGCAGAAGGTCAGTTTGATCCTATTTGGTCAGAAGTATTTTTAAATGTTGCTAAAGCAAAAGAAGGAACAACAAGCGAACAAGAAGTTATAGAAAATTTATCTACAACATTAGGTCACGAATTATTTCATGCAACTAAATTTTTAGATTTATTTTCAATTCAAGAAATAAATAATTTAAATAATTTTGTGAGAAATAATGAATTAAATGCAGCTTCAGCAGAAACCTTATTAGGAAAAGATAATTTAAAAATATTAACAGATTCTTTGGGTAGAACACCTACTTATTTAGAAGCTATAGAATTTAGATACAATACTTTAGACAATCAAAATTTAAACAATGAAGCATTGTTAGAAGAAGCTAATGCTTTGTTATTTGAAGATCATATTAACAATAAAAGAAAATTAGCTGGTCAACCAAGAGCTTTAATGGAAAGAACAAAAAAATTCTTTTCTACAGTAAACAATGGATTAAATGAATTAGGGTTTCAAACTTATGAAGATGTTTTCGATAAGCTTATTATTGGAGAGATAGGAACCAGAGAAAGAACTAGTAAAACTCAACAACCTTTTGAAGTTACCAGAATGGATGAATACGGAAGACCGCAAGGTTCTTACGAAGTTGAACCAAGAGTAGTTAGAACCAATAGAATATTAGAAAATGAATTTTCTGAAATATTAAGAGTGTCAGAAACCAGTATAGGTAATGAATATTTTTCTGAATCTGCTGATCGTGAATCTCCTATGTTCCAAAGACCTTTACAAGACGCACCTAATCTAAAATTTAAATTAGGTGATACTCAACAAAGACCTACAACTTTAACTCAAGAGTATTGGCGTGGTGCTCAAAATGGAGAATACGGAAACGATATTAATCAAATTGGAGAAATTATATTTGCTAGAAATATAGTTAATAACACAGATATTATAAGAAGACTTGGCAGAACTCTTGAAAATTTTGAAATTGGAACTACTCAAGGACAACTGTATGAAATAACACAAAAGTTTTTAAAAAATGCAAAAAATTATCCTGAAACATTTTCAATGTATGTTGTAGGAGATTTAAACAGATCAACATCAGGAACAGTAGCAACCAATAATTTAGAAGAAGCTGAAAATATAGCAAATGAATTTGTTAATCCGCCCTTTAAAATATTGGGAGATAGAAAAAAAATTACTGAATACACCGTTAATAGACCTCAAGTTATGCTTGATAAAGACGTTATGTTTGGGGCAAAACCCCCTGTATGGGCACAACCTTCATTATCAAGTACCGATTACCTTCTTATAGGTTCTAGTGCTTTAGCAACATCACCAAATCAACCCGTATCTTATCAAGAAAGAACTCCACCAAAAGGAGTAGTAACAAGAAAGTTTAATTTAGGAACTCTTAAACCTAAATACAGTTTAAAAGGAATGGAGCTTTTAGGTGGTAAACCGGGAAGAGGAAAACAAATTACTGATAATTTAAGAACTTATAGAAAACCTGTATATTCAGTTGGTCAAGCTTCTTTACAAGAAAAAAGATTAAATAAAAAATTAAAATTATCTGCAAAAGAAAACGAAAGAGTTATTTACACTCCCGGAACATTCCAACCTAAAATAATTAAAGAAGTAGGAGATTTTAAAATAGTTAAAGACGATTATTTAGAAGGTAATTTAAATGTAGGAAAAATATTAGATGTAGATGTTGAATTGTTTCGTGATCCGGGTGGATTTGCAGGTGAAAATTATTCAATGGTAATAACAGATTCAAGAGCTATAGGAGATGCAAACGTAGGTTTGTATGCTAATAATTTAAAACAAGCTAAATTAGAAGCAGTAAACGAAATAGAAAAATTTGCAACAAATTCTGTTTTAGAAGACGTAACAGGAAGAAGGTTATATCAAACAAACAACAAAAGACTGTATTTTTTTGAAGATGATCCTATTGTTATAAACCACTTAGAAGAAGAAACATTTGGAGTAAAACAAAAATTATCTGAACCTTTAGATGACATTGCTTTTAAAAATGCTAAAGAAGATTTACTGGAGTTAATGAATCAAGGAGTAGACGTTATTGAATTAGCTGACCATCCAGCTTTAATGGAAGGCATGAGTAGAATGGCTGAAATACAACCTACTTCTGATCAATATTTAAACAAATTTGGTGAAGATTGGTTTTTAAATAAAGCATACATAAACAATAGAAAGTTTGTTATTAATAATAAATCAGTTAATGGTATTCGTAAGGCTATTGCAGAAAGTATTAAAAAAGCAGAAAGTTATTCTAACAATGATGTGCCTAATAACAAACAAGCATGGATAGTTTTAGGAGCAACAGCATCGGGTAAATCTTATTATTCTGAAATATTAGCTAAAGAAAATAATTTAGCTATTGTAGATAGCGATGACATTAAAAAAATAATACCAGAATATAAAGGCGGTGTAGGTGCTAACGCTGTTCATACAGAATCAAGATTAATTACTTCTGAAGTTAGAAGAGACCTTATGGATCAAGGCAAAAATATGCTTTTACCTAGAGTTGGCGGTTTGTCAAAACGTAAAGAAATACAATCTTTAATTCAAGAATTAAAAGAATCAGATTATGACGTAAAAACTGTGTTTATTGATACAGATTATAAAACTGCTTTAGAAAGAATGTATAAACGTTTTGCTAAAACAGGAAGACTTGTACCTACTTCTTACATAGAAGAAGTAAAAAACACTCCTATAGATACTTTTCATAGGGTAAAATACAATACAGACGGATATGCTTGGATAGATAATAATGGCGAACAAAATCAAGAAACAATCAGACAAGACACTGGGATTCTCCCTACCGATGTTTTCGGAGGAAGAGGAAATGATGTCAGACGAATACTCAGAGAAAGCAGCGAAGAGGCTTCACAGAGTTTTACATCCGAAGAAGAAGTAACTATAGAAGAAGCTATTGAAGGTGTTAAAAGTCTTAATGAAAGACTTACATCCGCAGGATTAGTTGCTAAATTTAATTTAAACGCATCGCCAGATGCTATAAGAGCAGCTTATATATCTGAATTAAGACAACCTGACTCTCAAGTTATTCCTAATAATCTTAAATCTAAACATTCTTTAAAAAATGCTGGAACTAAATTAGATGATAAAACAGATGCTTTAATTGAAAAAATAACCATAAGAGATCAATTTGATTCTGCTCCAAGTATGGGAAGAATTATTTTAGAAACTGCTTCTGGTTATGCTTCAGAAGATGCTATAAGAGAACAACTTGTTGATAAATACGCAAGATTTCAAACATTAGGCGTACAAGCAGCTAAAGCAAGAGGAATGAAAGAAGAAATGCTTACTGCTGATATTTCGGCAATAAGTGCTTTAATGCTATCTGATAGATCAGGAGAAGTATTTAGGTCGTCTTTTGTAGAAGGTGTTCCTGTTTACGATGAAAAAGGTTATGTTCGCACTGAAACCGTATCTCCTGTAGACGGGCAACCAGTACAACCTCCTTTAAAATTTTTAGCACCAGCTTTTGAAAATCCGCAATTAATGTGGGCGTTTCAAGCAGTGCGTATTGCTAAACGTGAAAAACGTTTTGATGCAGAAGGTAAACCAGTTAAAACAACTGCACAAGACAGAAAAGATGCTGTAGATGCTCTTAAAAAATATCCTGAATTACAAGAAATGTCAGATGCTTATGACAGGTGGGATGCACACGTTGTTAAGTTCTTAGTTGATACAGGAGTTCTTGATGTAAATACTGCCCAACAATGGACAGCACATGCTGATTATTTTCCTTTTTATAGAATGATTGGGGTAGATCAAAACGGCAATCAATTAACAAAAGGACCAAAAATATTTAAAGGTTTAGGGTTGGGTAAAAATATATTTGTGAAAGCTAAAGGTAGTGCAGATAAAGATATTGTTGATCCAATTACAGGTATAGGTGACAATTTAAGAGCAGCCATAACATTAGGAATGAAAAATGTAGCTGCTAACCGTGTAGTAAGAGACATGCTTGATGCAGGGTTTGCAGAACAAGTTCCATTAAATTCGACAGGCTTAAATATAGTTAAAGTCAGAATAGGTGGTAAAACTAAAGCATTTAGAGTTGATGATGTTCAATTATATGAAGCATTTCAAAATTTTGAAGGTGGAAGTATTTCTTTTGGTGGTGTTATGAGTAGATTAACTGCTGTTCCAAAAGAAGCGTTAAGTGCTCTTATAACAAGAACTCCTGATTTTTGGATAAGACAAGTTTTAAGAGATTCTATTTCTGCACAAACTATATTAGGTGGTAACTTTATTCCTCTTGCTACTTCATTAAAAAATTGGGGTAAAGTTTGGGCAGGAATGATTGCTGCAAAATTGCCTTATTCAAACATAGATATTATTCCAGAAGGTGTTTCTAAAATGAGAAGAGCTGGAGTAACTTCTGGATATGATACCGTAGTAAGAGATATTGATAATTCACAAAAATTAATTAAAAGTGCTTACGAACAAGCAGGAATAAAAAATAGAACGTCCGTACAAAATATAGCAATGCAACCATTTGATTTAATAAAAGGTGTATGGAATATGTTAGGTGACGGCACAATATCTTCTGATGCTGCGACAAGATTGGCAGTATATGAAGATATTTTAAAAAGAACAGGCAACGAAGCAGAGGCAGTGTTTCAAGCAATGGAAGTTTTAAACTTCACTAGGAAAGGAAAGAATCCTTTAATGCAGTTTTTATCAACAGTCATACCTTTTCAAAATCCAAGAATGCAAGGTGTAGATGTTTTCTATAGAGGTGCTACAGGTAAATACGGACAAGCTGGAGACAGTAAATCATTAAGAAGAAGAAAGTTTGCTTTAAGAATGGGAATGTTAGCCTCTCTAACTCCTCTTTATTTTATGTTAGTTAAAGACACCGATGAATACAAAGAAGCATCTGAAGAAATGAGAGATAACTATTACATTCTTCCTTTTACTAAAAAATTATTTGGACAAACAATAGGAATTCCTATTCCGTTTGAAGTGGGTATATTTACTAAAACTGTTCCTGAAAGAATTTTAAGATACAACAATGATAATGAAACCTTTAAAGAGATGTTAAGTGGTATGGCTAGAAGAATAGGAATATCTTTGGCTATTGACCCAAGACAAGCAACTTTTATTAATGCACCGTTAGAAAACTTAACTAATTTTGATTTTTACACAGGACAACCTGTTGTGCCTTATTACATGAAAGATTTAGACCCAGAATTGCAATATAGACCAAGTACAAACAATTTATGGAAAGAATTAGGCGAAGAGTTAGGCGTTTCTGCACTTTATTTAGATAATCTTTGGAAAGGTTACACAGGAACAATAGGCAACTGGGTAGCTAATGCTACTGATTCATTTAGTCGAGAATTTCTTGATATGCCTGATCGTCAAGCAATGAGAACGGATGAAAAACCTTTAGTTGGTGCTTTAACCATAAAACCAGAAGGTAGAGGGTTAGAAAATGAATTTTATTCATTAAAAGAAACTACAGACAATCTTTTTAAAAGCATGAAAGAAATGGAAAAAAGAATAGTAGAAGGTGGAGATCAATTTGCTTATAACTTATCAAATGAGTACAGATTTGAATACATGCAAACATTAGAACTTTTATCAAAAGATTTAGAAGATATATCTAAACTTCTTTCTGAAACTAGACTTGAAGAAACCAGAATACTGAATAACGAAACAATAACTCCAGAAGAAAAAACAAAAAAACTTACCAAAATACAAGGCACTAGAAACTTTATATTACAAGGAATAGGGAAAAGAAGAATGAAACTTGAAGAAGGGTTGTTTGAAGATATAAGAGGGGCAATTTAAGTATTGAACGTTCAATACTTAACGACCCTGACCTCTATATAGCTTTAGTCCTCGTTTTTTTGCCTTATTCATCGTTGACCTACTCACATTGCCTCTACCTATAGAGGTTTTCTTTCGTCCTTTCTTTTCTCTTGCTGTGAAACCATATACTTTTTGTACCATTTATTAATCATACATTGCACTATAGCGGTATTGCAAATACTACAGGTACAATAACACCGCAGTAGGCGAGATAACTTTGTTGATTTATAAGGGTTTCAGAGCATAAATCCGTAAAAAAAAAACTGAGATGGTAAGCAGCAGCTAAATTCACCAAAAGTTGGTGTTGTTAAATCAACGTATAAATCAATATATCCGTAACAAGTAGCACGCTGCCGGGCAGCCGGGCTAAAAACTACCGGTTGAAGTAATGTAGCAATAGGTAAATAACCTATCGAGTAGGTAATGTTTCATGTGAAACATTTTTTTCTTATTTAGACTTTTTTGAAAAGCGGTGTCCCAAGATCGAATACTGGTTCGAGTAAGGATTAGATAATTTAAACGAGACATCTAAAGAGTTATTTAACTTCTCTACATAACCAACAGAATCATCCCAAGCAACTTCCTTCTTGTGCCTTTTTAGTTCCAGTTCTTCCTCCTGTGCAAGCTGTACATACACATCATTAGATGCTGGTACTGTTTCTAGTGTTACTTGACCCGCACTCGTAACCGTAGTAGTTGTTGGTGCTGAAGAAAAAACATTATTTATGCCTAAACTCATAGTGCCACCTTGCGTAAAATTAACTATTCCACTTTCATTTTGCTTACAGTTATCACATTTTTGCACTCTTTTTTGTTGCCCTTTCCTTATCTGCGACAGTTCAAAAATGTGACGTTTGTTAGTTGCTTTATCTTTGCCTTTGCTGTTAAAGATTGGTTGATACCTATCTATAAGGATTGCTTCCCAATACCTACGTCTATGTTCTAAACAAGGAAGTATTCGCACAGTGTCGAACCTTTTTTTCGTATCTTTAACATGAGCACCTATTCTGGAATAAACACTCATGCTTTCCCCCACATAAACAATAACACCTTCAAGTATCAAAATGTAGACACCCGAATCTATTATCTCAAGGGTTTTCTTTTTCGTGTTTCTGCTCAACACTTTTTTTTTCTAATCCTACAGGTAAATTAACGGTTGTATCTTTGTTCGGCTTTAAGACGGTTTTCTTCTTCTTTTTGTTGAATAATCCCATGCTGATTTCCCCTCTCATGTTTCAATGGTTTAGTTCTAAAGAATCCTTTGTAGTCTGGATATGTGTGTATAAAGTATCTAGCGTAATAAGCTATCCAATCATTTGAT